CGGGGTCCAAAAGAAATCTCAAGAACTGTTTGCTATTGGCTTGATGCTGTAGCTCACCGTGCTATAGTAAGTACATGCCAAACGACAACGAAATCGACTGGGAACAAGAGGACGAAGACTGGGACCAAGAATGGGAAGACGACGAGCGCGACGACGAGCGGGGCTAACCCCCCTAGTCAACGCAACACACGGGCCAGCCGGAGCAGCGTCGCCCGGACCCCAGCAAGCCTACGGCGGCGGCGAGCCAACCTAGACTTCACGGCCCATCTTCCTCCGCACCAAATGCAACGCCCCGCACCCGTCGATCAAATCCCCGTCCCAGCACTGCCCCTCGCACCGTGCTATCCACGCAGACTTATTCACCCGGCGAATAACAAATTCTGAAAGGCCACAGCCGTCGCACTGGTCGCCCGCAACAACCTGCCCCTCATCCGGCTCGGTCTCAGAAACAAAGAACCATTCAGTTGCCAACCTGTCGTTAGGTCGAAACGCCCACACAAAGTCGCCGTGCTGTTTGCAAAACGTTGTGTTATCAACCGACCGCGTCTCGTGCGATAGGACCACCCCGCATCCACGATCAGCGCACCTAGACAACCTTCGAAACCAAACGCTTAACACGACTAGAAAATATGACGTCCTTATCGGGGTCGTGGTTCCACGGGTTCGGCAAACCCAACAACCGGGCAACCCTGCTATGAACAGACATCACATCCCCGCCTCGCGTACCCGGCACCGCCCAACGGGACGGCGGCTCAGTGTTCATCCGAGCCAACCCATACATCACCGCTAGAGCAGCGCGTAGTTCCTCAACCTCAGAGCGGCTTTCTTTAACCGGATGGATCTCGCAAACCAAAGACGACCAGACCACCGTGGCCGACCCATGTTTCCCGTTAGCCAGCGTGTTCAACTTGCGACCAGAGTTGCAAATGATCCCCGCCGCCGCCGCCGACCTGAACCTCGCGCCAAGCGCACTATTAGCGCCCGTCGGATTAGCAGGCAAACCCATATGCCAAACATCCTCAGACGTAAATTCCAGTGAGCGCTTTGCCAACCGGAAAATGTAATCGTCCGCTAGAGACTTCCACTCTTCGAGAGCGTTCCCGTCCGCTCTATCGATCCCTGCCGTGGCCGCTTTATTAGCAGCCTCCCAATCCAAACCAATCTGCTCGTTCATACTCGCAGAGTACACGGTCGGGTGGACACCCCAGATGCCCACCCGACCTGCCCAACAGCTAGTGGCCTGTGCCGCAGGAGCAACCCGACTCAACGTCACCAGCAGGGGAAAGAGCAGCGAACTTCGCAGCCGCCGCAGCAGCCCGGACCGGGCGGAGCGCATCCCGGAACTCGGCAAGCTCAACCCGGATCGAATCCAGCTCTCGCCGCAGATCGGACCGCTCAGTATCGGCAGTGTGGATCATGCCCGCCGCTACCAGAGCGGTGACTTCACCAGCCACAGAATCCCACACGCCTCGTGGCGCAGAAACCTCAGCGCCTGAAGCGACCAGCCCTTCGACGATAAAGCCAGAAACGTTTACGGAGAGGAGGCCAACAACTTCGAGCCTGCCACCCAACTGCCGCCAGTCCGGGGAAACATCCGAGCCACGGAACTTGCGGACCTGCTCCGCAGACAAACCGGGACGCAACGCACCGGCAGCTACGATGCCGAACTCGTTCTCGTAGAGCGCGACATCGGCCACGCCGCAACCCGTGTCTGCGTAGAACGCTTGGGAATCGGAAGCGACCAGACGGAGGTTAGGGTGAACCGTGTCCATGTAGATAGGCCCTGTGGCCACGAGCGTGCCTTCAGCGGTCAACACGTTCTTGTTACGGAAGTGCTTGTAAGCGCAACCTGACTTTGGAACCGGGACACACCGATCAGCAAACCCGATGTGGCAAGAACCCCACGCAGCGACTAGCCCGTAGCAGCGCCCATCGGGGTGAACCGTGAAAGGCTCAATGCCCGTCATGTTGCCGGGGAGGAACCAATCCATCGGAGGGTTAGTAGGAACCTCAACCGAAGCGGCAGCAGAGGCCACTAGAGCGGCAAGCCCGTCCTCTGCGTTGCCCTGCCCGGACAGCCACACGCCTAGAGGTGAAGGCACCCGCCATACGTCGCCCGCTGCCGTAGCGCCTGAAGCGACGAGGGTCTCGTCGACCTGTACGTCGTCTCCGCTCAGGACGGTAACGAATGCCTCTTGGAAGGCGGGGAACGGTGTGAGGGTCGCGCCCATCATGCGCCCGGCGACAAGAACTTCGAGTGCGTCAACGCCGCCGAACAACATATCTTCGGCGCTGATTGCTGAACCGTCTGCGGTCAAGAACTCAACCATCACGGAATCGATGTCGGCAGACACGCCGCGCATCGTTCCTTCTTTGAGTAGGCGGTGCGCTTCAACCCCAGCGGAGCCTGAATCGAAGAAGCCACGGCCAACGATGTTCTGGCCCTGCCGTTCGATCTCGTGAATCGACCCTGCGATCACTGCTCCGTCGTGGCCGGAAGCATTTGCTGTTTGAAGCATTAGTGGCAACGGCAGTTCACGCCATGTTAAAGCGTTCTCAGCGATCTTGCGGCCATCGCCTGAAGCGATCCCTTCAACGATCAGCACGCCTTCCCAGTCGTAAAGCGTAACGGGTGCTTGGACCATCTCTGGTTCCTCGGCAAGCGTTGTGCCGTCAGCGGCCATCATCGCCTCGCCGCCATGCTCATCTTTATAACCGTGTTCATAGTCGTCGCCTTCCTCTGACTCAGCTTCGACAACGATAGAAGAACCGGCAGGGATCGTAACAACGATCTTGTCGTCCTCTTCGTCTTCCATGCCGCCGCCGCACATGCAACCTTCGCCGTGGTCTTTGGCGTAGCAGCCCTTTTCTTTAGACCCACCAATTTCAATCTCGGCTTCGACCTGTGTCACTTCAAGTTCGACTTCAATGACCGGATTGCCGAATGCTTCAGCGTCCTCAGCAGCAGCAACAGTAACCGGCTCCTCAATAGCATCATCGGGGGACAGACCAGCGACTGTTGTTTCAGCCCAGCGGCGTGCAAGCTCGGCCATCAACTCGTCATCGGTAATGCCAGACATGTCGCCATCGGTGACAACGATCTCGCCTTCTTCAAGTTCGACCGGCTCAAGCGCTTCCGTCCCAAGGAGGTCGTCTTCTAGTTCACCCTCGTGCATATCAAACGATTCTGTTTCTACTGTTTCGCTCACTGCTTCAACCTCCATCTCAGCGGTGACCACGGGAGCGGTAACCGATTCCTGTAACTCTGACATTGCTCCGGCAAGCATCGCGGTGAGCATCGCTTCCCGGTTTACAAACCCTGTCGGGGTCGTGCTGTTTGTCGCGACCTCTGGAACCTCCGGCGGCAACGCCTCGGCAGTCAAGTCGACATCGGGGTTATCCATCTGTCCGATCCACGCCTCTGCTTCGGCAGTAGTTAGGTGGCACGAGTCGTGAATGATCGTCCCGTCCTCTGCGGCGGATACAACGGCCACTGCGAAGCCCCCTGTTGGGAGCGGGCAGTACGGGCTATCGGGTACGACTTGGAAGCTCATATGGACTCCGAGAGTAACACGGCGGGTGCGCTAGTTGCGGGTGGCCTGACCTTACTATGAAGAAACCCAAGTCTCGGATGGGTTAGTTGATAGCAAATTGCAGGGGCTGGAATTGGGGCCAAAAAGAAATCTCAGAAATCTTTCCTAATTGGCTTGCTCCTGTAGAAGCGTGTGCTACAGTAGACCTTGTACCGCAGGAACGGCAAGCAACCACCGCAGCAGAACATCGCAGCGACCGCCCCAAACACCGGCGATACAGAGCAGGACGATAAGCAACCACCGCAGCAGCAAACAACACTGCGACCGCCTCCACACCTGCAAAGAAGCCCTCCGGCAACGGGGGGCTTCTTCGATTCTATATCTCGATCTCCAACTCAGCGTCCCCGTCCGACAAACCCAAGAACACCTCTCGCCCCAACATCGCAACACCAGACGTTCCAAACAAACGGTCCAACGCCGCTTCCTGCTCCGCCGAAGTCAGGTCATCGAAATCCACAACGTCTATCGGCGGCATCGGCGGCATATCAGGCATAGAAAAATTATGCCACACCAGATAGACGTAAAGCTTTACGGATCGCTTCGCGTACTGGGCCAAACGCCGCATCGCTCCACACATATGAAATGGCTGCAATCTCTGGAGTCTGCATCAGAGCCAGCTCTGCAAGCATCGCGACGTTGCCACTTTCAACCGCTACAAATTGTGCATAAGCCCTTGCGAAGACTTCGACCGGCTTCAACAGGTAATCCGTATGCGCGGTTATTGCCGCGCCTCTCATCCTGAACCCGTCATAGATAAACGAACCCTGATCAATCGCCGCCGCCCGCAAAGCAATCAGCGATTCAATTTCAGGTGTTGCGTACAGCGCCTCCAAGACCCCAGCCATTTCAGCGCTCGCACCAGACAGCCCTGCTTCAGCGCTCCAGACTCCGGTGCCGTAGCCGCCGGGCGCTGTTCCAATATCTCCCCAGTCCATATAATGCCCAATCTCGTGAGCAACCGTGTTCAGATTTGTGGCCCCATCTTTAATCGAAATGTAGCTCAACAAGTCGCCAGTTTCGTTATCAAGTAAACGGACAAAATTGCCCTGCCCTTCACCAGTTAAAACATGAAACGTGACGTCTGGAGTACCAGCAGGGACACCGTGAAGTCCTTCAACCGTACTAATGACTTCGTCGACCGCCGCCTGAACCCGAGTGGCTGCAACCTCAATACCTCTAACAGGAGCTGTAGGCACGAAACGAACGTCTTTGGGCAAACCCAGTTCAGATTTCCACGCCGCCCTTAGTTCTCTGTCAGCAAAATTGCTTAACGGTCTCAGTTCGCCATTTGCCAAAGCATCAAGAACTTGCTGCCCGCCAGATTCAAGTACCGCTGAACCAACCGCACCGTCCTCCGCTGCCGCCGCAACCACCGACCAATCCTCACCAAGGACCGTGGCCCTTGGATCTTCCATCTCGTAATCGGTTTCACACTGGCAGTTAATAGCTTCAGCATCCGACAACGCAGGGTCGCCGGGGAATTCGCACTCCTCGCCGCCAACCATAAACATCTCGTCAAAGCCAACGACCTGCCCGTCAGCATCCAGATGAGTAGGTCTGGTATTAGCGCCAGCCGCAACCCAAGTCTTAAACCCCTGCTGCAACTCCGCACCCGCAGACAGCCCGCCTTGATCCGCTGCGTCGCCCTCCGTCAAAACCACACCATCTTCGATACCCGCAGACAAAGGTCCAGCCGCCGCTACAAGTCCAAGCTGCTCCAACATCCACCCACGGGTTTCGCCCTGTCCGGTATCCGCTAGAACAGCAACCCGCTTGCCAACCGTGACAGCAAGATGCCGAACCCTGTTGACTTGCGCGCGCCACGAAGTCTCCGCAGACCACAGCACCCACGGCGGGACAGTCTTTGTATCGGGAGGCAACGTTAGAAACGCCGCCCGCATATACGCATCCCACAAGACCGGGGCCACGAACTTATCCGTGGCCTCAACCCACCACGAGTCATCCCATAGCTCCGCCGCCGAGTAAACCCCCGGCTCTGAAGCCATCACCGCCGCCCGCAACTTTGACCGTGAAGCATCAAAGGCTTCGCTTGTAGCCTGCCGCAATCTCAGCCGAGTGAGATTCTGGTTCCTAGCCGGTAGCTGAACTTTGCGAGTTGCCATCAGCTTGCCGTTTCCATATTTGCAAACGTCGCTAACGCGCGCCGCAATGGAATCAACACCACCTCTTGCGGAACTTCCAAAACCCCACCCTGCACAGAAACTTGATGTGTAAAGGAATCCAGAGAGAGCATAACGGAATCCAAAACGTTCTCCGTAACCGTCGCAGCCATTACCGGCTCAAAGCCCGTCGCCAATAACCAATCGGAAACGAACACGCCTGCCACCGCTTTGAACTCTTCCCAGCCGCCTGTTTCCTGCCCCGCTCCAAGCGCTTTCACAAGGGCCACGTCCGCCGCCCCGGTCAACTTGTCTACTAGGTCACCCGTTGCCGCCACAGACGGCTCTGTCCCCGCAGACGGGGCCACGGATGGTTCCGCCGGTGGAAGCATCGCTGCCGCCGGGTCGGGGGGAACAGCGGCCACAGGAGCGGCCTGTGCGGGACTAGAGGATGGAGTAGGCGCTACGCCAGCGAACAGGTAGCCCAGCTCGGGGTATAGCTCGGGGAGGAGCAGTGGCCCATAAGTTCCGGGGTCGGCCATCAAAACTTTTTCTAGCGTGCGCCGCCGCCGCTCATCCTCAGACGGGTAGTCCTCTAACTGAAACCCGTTGGCCCGCAAATACGAAACGTCAGAAAGGGCCAAGCGGTCCCACGCGCCAGTGGCCGCTGGACCCTCATCCTGCCGAGCAGTCAAAATGCGTGAATCAAAGACCAACTCAAACCGTTGAACGTCCTCGTCAGATACATGTTCGAACTCTGCGAGCATCGGACGCAGGTACGCGACCGTTATGAACTCTGCGATCATCTCGCCAACCGGATTCACATGCTTACCAATTAGGTCGGCATCGACGTTGTAGCTAGACCAGTGGTTCAACCCCGCCTTGCCACCAATGATCTCCGGCGGCGCGTCCAACCCTTTAGCCAGCCGATCCAACAACTCCATGCGGAGGTCGTGGAACGTCGAATCCAAATCCTGCGCCAACTGAACGAGCCTGATCTTGTCGCCGTACTCCGCAGCGCCACGAACAACTAGCGGGACCAACCCAGCCGCAGAGGTACGATCCCTAACCGGAGCAGACATATGTTCCACGAGCGTCCCAATGAACTCGTCAAAGTCATCGGAGTCGTTTGGCGCTTCAGTCTCGTTGATAGGACCAAAGCTCATCTCCTCTGGGATAAACAAC